CTGGTCAACGTTTTAGCCATCTTATGGCTGTTGCTCCAAATGCTTCTTCGTCTATCATCATGGGAAATACTAGCCCTAGTATCGAACCTTATCGTGCTAATGCTTATCGTCAGGACACTTTATCGGGATCATCTTTAGCTAAAAACAAATGGCTTGACAGAATCATCAAGAGTGTAGTAAAATCAGATGATGAATATCAAACAGTCTGGTCTAGCATTATCGCAAATGATGGTAGCGTACAGCACTTAGATATTTTAGATGATTGGCAGAAAGATGTATTCAAAACATCTATGGAGATTGACCAGCGTTGGCTAGTGAATCATGCCGCAGATAGGCAAGAGTATATTGACCAAGCACAATCATTGAATCTGTTCTTCCGTCCTGATGTAAACATCATGTATCTACATGCAGTACACTTTCAAGCATGGAAACAAGGCTTGAAAACATTTTACTATTGTCGTTCAGAGAAGATTGGTAAAGCAGATAAAGTTTCAAAACGTATTGAACGTGAAGTAATTAAAGAACTAGATATGAAAGCACTTATTGATGGTGATGCATGTCTCGCATGTGAAGGATAAAAAATGAAAGTACTTAGATTTACAGCATCATGGTGTCAGCCATGTAAGATGTTAGCAAAAACATTAGAAGACGTTGAGACTCAAATTCCAATTGAAGTTATTGATATCGATGAGAATCGGGAACTTGCAACGAACTATGGAATTCGTGGTGTTCCAACTTTAGTGATGATAGATGGTGACATTGAAGTTAAACGATTCTCTGGTATGAAAATGAAAAACGAATTAACAGATTGGTTGGGGGCTTAAATGGACTGGTCATTCGGAGTAATGGAATTAATTTTTCTTGTTAGTTGTCTTGTCATTTTTGTCAGAAGCAGAATGCATAGAGAAGAAAATGAAATTGACAGAGTACTGAAAGAAGCAGAGCAAGTCAAGCATAAAAATATGGACATACTTATTTGCAAAAGTGAGGTGGTTAATGGACAAATTTTTGTTTGGGAAAGATACACAAATAAATTCATTACACAACAACCAAACATAGAAAATACATTTAAGTATTTCATAGATAACTATCCAGGCAGAAGAATACATTTCGGAGAGAAATAATAAATGAGTGCAACAAAAGTAAAAAGTAATTTAATGGATGGCAGAGATGCATTCAAGCCATTTAACTATCCATGGGCGTATGATGCTTGGTTGAAGCACGAACAAAGTCATTGGCTACACACAGAAGTGCCAATGGCTGAAGATGTGAAAGATTGGAAGAAAAAATTAACAGAAGAAGAAAAGCATTTTCTCACAAACATTTTTCGTTTCTTTACTCAAGGTGACATTGACGTTGCGGGCGGCTATGTAAAAAACTATCTACCATATTTCAAGCAACCAGAAGTGCGAATGATGTTGCTTGGCTTTGCCGCTAGAGAAGCATTGCACGTTGCCGCATACTCACATTTGATTGAAACGTTGGGTCTGCCAGATACAACATATAACGAATTCTTAGCATATCAAGAAATGAAAGACAAGCACGATTATGTGTTAGACATTTCAAATGCGAATGGTGACTTGCAATCTACTGCTACACACATTGCAGTATTCTCTGCATTCACAGAAGGTATGCAGTTGTTTTCCTCATTCATCATGCTATTGAACTTTCCACGCATGGGCAAGATGAGGGGCATGGGACAGATTATTACTTGGTCGATTGTTGATGAAACGCAACATGCTGAGTCTATGATTAAGCTATTCAGAACATTCATTCAAGAAAACAATGAAATTTGGAATGACGAATTAAAATCTAAAATATATACTATCGCAGAACGAATGGTAGACTTAGAAGATAAATTTATCGACTTAGCTTTTGGCATTAATGCGATGGAAGGTCTTACTGCCGAAGAAGTTAAGAAATACATTCGTTACATTGCAGACAGACGCCTTATCAGCCTTGGGCTAAAAGGCATTTTTAAAGTTAAAAAGAATCCATTACCTTGGGTTGAAGAAATGATTAATGCACCAACACACACAAACTTCTTTGAGAATCGTGCAACAGATTATGCTAAAGGTGCAACCAAAGGCGATTGGGCAGACGTATGGGGTAAAGCGGCATGATAGTCAATCCAGACACAAGAGTTCTTGTTGTAGATGATACACCAAAACATTTACAAGAGACTGCAAACTTTGCGAGAAGAATTGGATATAAAGTTGTAGATACTGCAACCAATAATGCAGATGCATTAACTAAACTTAAGTATCAGACATATGGTTTGATTATTTCAGACAATGCAGTATTGTTCGAAAGCACATTAGACACACCATGCATTCTGACAATCATGGAGTCGGAATATAAATTGAATATTATCAATTCTAGTGGTCATAAATACATTGTTACGCCTTTTAGTGAAGAAACACTAAAACATACTATAGAAGAAATTTAAGGAAATATATGAAGAATTTATTTTGGACATTATGCCTTGTTGCTGGTCTTGCATTTCCTGCAATAAACACATACGCACAGGGAAAACAAAAACCAGGAGTTGTTTATGACGCTAATATTACTAGGGTTATCGATGGGGATACTGTTGCGTTTGAAGCGGCTTTCCTTCCAGACCCACTCAAAAAAGAATTAAGCATTCGTGTCTTTGGTGTTGATACGCCAGAAAAAGGACACAGAGCGCAATGTCCTAGCGAAGCCCAAAGAGGCGAAGCGGCTACTAAGTTCACAAAAGAAATGATTGCCGCAAGTCAGAAGCGTCAAATTGTTCTAATGGACTGGGACAAATATGGTGGTCGTGTTCTCGGTGACGTTATCCTAAACGGACAGAGTTTACGTGCTATGCTAATCTCTAAAGGATTCGCTAGAGAATATTACGGAGAAGCTAAGACTTCTTGGTGTAACTGATTGACACATGTGGAGATTGTGGGCAAAAGCACTAGGTGACAAACCTAGTGCATGTGATAACGAATCAGATAAAGTTGCAGTCATCAGAACAGCTATTGTGCTTTGCTATATAATAACGAATCTGTTTATTGTAGCAGGCGTTATAAGGCATTGGTAAAAATATGAGTTTTTTAGTTGCAAACACCCCAAGAGTTAGATGTTATGTAAGAAAAGAATTTCTTTATAACTTTGAAAAAGGCTTCGGCGAATACGTACCTTGTATTTGGGTATCAATCAAATCAATGAGCCGCAGAGCATTCTTTATTGAATCGTATTTGCCTGAGTATGGAGCATTGTACGATAAACTTCCATTAGAAGCGTATGTGAGTAGAAATCACAATTTGGATAGAGATAAATTTTTGCCTCTAGACCATTTACAAATATGGGACTGTTTGTCATATGACCTTACTGTAATACAAAAATCATTTCTAATGAATCTAAGCGGTAAATTTTACGCAAAAGATAAGCAATGGTATCCTGGTAACTACATGTTTACTGTTGACAATTGTGCGGCAGATGAATATCTAGATATGGGTGATAGTGAGAATCCAGAAGACCATAAATCATATAACTTTCTTGAACTAGACAACGGACAGTATGCGGCACAGCCGAACAATCGTTGTATATTTCTTGACGCCGCAAGCAATCCAAAAGAGATGCTATTTCCAGACTTTAAAGTCTGCACAAAAAAATACATTGTAGAGCAAAATCCAAAATGGGCGATTGGTGATGCTGATACAGTAATGTACGAATAAGGAGAAAAAAATGTCAAAATATAACGTATTCTGCGATTCATGCGAGGCTGAGTATTCAGTAACTCCATTAGCAGGCGGAGACAATACAATACCAACACATTGCTCTTATTGCGGTTCAACAATAACCGAAGAAGCGGTATCAGAAAAAGACGAAGAGTGGACAGATGAAGATTGGGATAATCTAATAGAAGATGATGAATGGTCCTCTAAAGAAGACGATAGATGATTATAGCGGGAGTAGATTATTCTCTAACATGTCCTGCAATGTGTGTGTTTGATACTGAAGATGGTGAATTTAATTTTGAAAAGTGTCAGTTCTATTATCTGACACAATCTAGAAAATATGATGTACAATTTAAAAACATAAGAGGTAAGTTTTTCGACCACGAAGGAATGACTGACGTATTGCGATACGATGGTATTTCAAATTTCTTCATCGACAGATTGTTAGAGACAGACAAAGATTGCCATGTATTTCTAGAAGGTTATTCTATGGGATCAAAAGGCAGAGTGTTTAACATTGCAGAGAACGCTGGCATTCTAAAATACAGACTATGGTTGTTTGCCGTAGAGTGTACAGAGATACCACCAACAGTACTTAAGAAATATGCTACTGGTAAAGGTAATGCAAACAAAGAACGAATGCAAGAAGTTTTTGAAGAATTCAATGACATTCGTTTAAAAGAAGAACTACATATGACTGAGAAGCAATGGAATCCTTCTTCCGACTTGATTGATGCCTATTGGCTATGCAAATATGGATTTGACAAGTTGACATCCGAAGCAAAGTAGAGTATACTCTATATTATAATAGAAAGCGATAATTATGGACGAAGAAGAAAACAAGCTAGAGTCGATATTCAAAGACGATTCAAAAAAACCTAGACAACCAAAAGTACTAGGGCAACTATACACGTTCTATTTGGTTGGAGAAATAACAACTCCAAACGATTACATTGACTGGTTCGAAATCATTAGAAACGCAACAGAGAATGATATCGTTAAAATTCATATCAATTCTTCAGGCGGTAATCTATTTACTGCTGTACAGTTAATGCGTGTCATGGCAGAATCACAAGCAAACATTCTAGCATCAGTAGAAGGCGCATGTATGTCTGCGGCTACGATGGTGTTTTTATCGGCAGATGGTTTTGAAATCTCAGAACACTCTATGTTTATGTTTCACAACTACTCAGGTGGAACAATTGGCAAGGGTGGTGAGATGTACGATAACATCATGTATGAACGCAAGTGGTCAGATAAATTCATGCGTAGTATCTATGACGGATTCTTAACAGACACCGAAATTAAATCTATGCTAGAGAACAAAGATATCTGGATGGAACCAGAAGAAGTATTCAAACGTTTGAACAAACGTGGTGAAGAAATTATGAAGGCATCTGCGCCTAAAAAGCCTAGAGCCAAACCAGCACCTAAAAAGGTGCCTGCTAAAAAAGTGAGGAAGACAAATGAGTGATGGTGTATTCTTAGTATCGTCAGCTATTCATGCAAAGCATGGTGTGTATGATACTCAAACAAGACTTGAACAAACTATTGAAACATGTAAGTCTATCAGAAACAAATGTGATGCAGATATCATTTTGTTAGATGGTGGCTATCAAGATATCACAGAAAAAGAACGTGATACATTGTCGCAATACATTGACAAGTATTATAGTTTTGCTGGCGCTGAGAATGTCCAACAACTTCAACAAGTGCCAAATCACGATATCGTAAAGAATATGATTGAGATTATCGTATTTGGTTCATTCTTTGATAAAGCAGTTGAAGATGGATGGCGTGAAAAATATAAGCGCATCTTTAAGATGAGTGGACGTTACACGTTGAATGATGATTTTAATTATGACAAGCACTTGCAAGCTAAAGACAAGGTTGTCATTCGTGGTCCATTCACAAGTCAATTCAAATCAGAAATCACAGGTGGCGTTTCATTGCAATACATGAGCCGCTTGTGGAGTTTTGATGCATTCTTACTCCCATACATTCGAGACATTTATACCGACATGTTTAATCACATGACAGATAGATTGAACGCAAAAGGATATATTGACATTGAACATTTGTTGTTCCATCACATCGATCCAGTATTGATTGAGAACATTGGTAAACTTGGTGTAGAAGGTAATATCGCACCGAATGGAGCGAGGGTATCAGATTGAACTATAAGATTTTTCAGATTTGTTTTGAAGACAGACAGATTCCATTAGTCGACCCTCTGCTAACGCCATTTGATAATACTTCAAATGAAAAGCCAG